GGAGTATTCAGCTAAGCTGGAAGGCCTGATCCACCATCACGGTTATTGTCAGAACCGGAACTGGAGTGTTCTTCTTTGACCAGACAGTGCTCTGCACTAAGCTCTGGCGTCAATGAGACGGAAGTCTCAGGTATCACAATACCAGGAGTCACAAAGGAACCCAGATGATCAATCATCCCGATTATGTTGGTCAGCCGAAAGAAAGCGTTCAACGCTCTCTTTTGCTCTGTAAGGGACATATCGGCCCCACCCGCCAGCGCAGTTAGCACTTCAATGGTATGCTCTGTAAAATCAGGGACTTGAGGCAGAGCTTTCTCTGCTTCGGAGACGAACTTATACAGTTCCGTCCAAGGCCGCGCCGTTCCGATCTCAACATCATCGATGGTGAAATTCGGCATACGGGTTGCGGCTTGGATCTCCTTAAGTGGCATACGATATTTCGTAGTCCACCGCTTGAAGGCCTCTGCCCGAGCCTCCGCGAAAACGCGTTTGAGCAACCATTCGATGTCCGGTGACACGATTTGGGAAACCCAATCGTCAAACACCTCTAGCCGTTTTCGGTTACGAAGGAAGTCATTGTAGACAGTGCTAGCCCATTGGGCCAGAATAGCGATCAACGCTTTCCGTGCCGTATCTTTTACAAGAGACGGCAATTGTTCTATCTTGGTACCCCAGAAGCGCTTAGTCCGAGCAATCGCTCCGAAGAAGCCTTCCAGTGGGATTGACCCCAAGCCAGCGAACCCGAGTCGGGTTGTGCCTGGAGCCAGAATGATACTTAAGACCCAAGCAACGGCGGGTCCAATCTCACGTCGTTTCATGAAAGAGACAACGTATTGGTCCCATTGCTCTGAGGAAACAAAGAGCTTTAGGACTGATGATGCCCAACTTCTTGACGTCAAATCTCTCCAACCCCTTCTTACGGCTCTTAACGCCAATTCGGCGCGGGCAGGTAAAGAAGTGATTTGGGCCTCCTCCTTCATAGAAAGAGGGGAAAGATTGACTGGTCCTTTAAAGGACTGGTTTGCGAAGTTAAAGAAGCCTTCATCAGAAATAAAGGATTTGTTCAATCCGATAATGATACCAAGGGAAGCACATAATCGTATGTACTCTTCAGCAACCAACCGGTTGGCAATAACAACATCGTCACCGAGAATAAGATAATCTCGGAATGCCAATAAAGCAGAAGATCGAGTTACCCCGACATTGACGGCAGACCAGAGCACAAGTGCATGATGCACAAGTGCCATACTGGCCCAACTAGTTAAAGCCCCCATAGGTTGACCCGTGGTATACCTTACTGTCCCTGGTCCATCGGGCACCACTCGAGACATGGTTTGCGGGACAACGAAATCCCGATTGACTAGTAAATCGATCCAAAGATCAACCACTTTCTGTGGCATCACCCACGAGAACAGGGCCCTATACAAATGTAACGGAATTAAATCCGTCGCCGATTTTAAATCGAGCGAATAAATTGTTAGGTAACCCCTTGTCGCAAACTCTCGGACTTTTCCTTCCTGGTCGAATGTAGCATCCTGCGGGAGTAAAGATAAAATTTCAAACATCCAATCATGGAGAGGTTTGAGAACAAAATTTGTCCAATAATCTACAATGGCTATTGTTCGTACCTTACCGGCCGCTTCGTATAAGTTATGCAATCTCTGAAGCACTAAACGCTTGGTATTTAACACACCAAGGGATAATCCTAGGATCTTTGATCCTACGTTAGTCATCATTATTGCTACCTTTGAGGATTTGTTTCCTCGGAGTGGTTCGTAATGGGGGACAACCATAAAAGATAGTAGGTAACTCATTTTGAACATCTTAGCTGTCTTTCGGAAAGAAAGAAGCAGGTCGTCTTGGCCTGTGACTTTTAGCCACTCACGGATGATGTTATAAGGAACACCAATATGCTCACGTATATGGGGTAGCGTGATGTTGGGCTCGTGTGTAACGAGAGCAGCTTCGTGCTGCTGCGTCTTAAATGTTTCTGCATCACAGCAGAACCATAGGAACGCATCCAACCCAGCTCCCAGAATACTAAAGGGGCTATTAGGACCAGCATGTACCGTGAAGAATGCATTTTTGACTGCCAGACTAAGAGGCTTTATCCCCAATGGTACAATTATATTATACCAAAAGATAGAACAGAAGTTCTGTTGGAAGTTCTCAAAGTCTGCGTTTGCTGCGTAATCTGGGTGCGGTTGTGTGATAGTGGACTGATAAAGGTTGGGTTCTACCCAACTTCCAAGAAGTCCTTTGTAAGAAAAGAGCATAGACGTCCATAATTGGATATAACGGATTCTTCCGCGTCTAATCCACTCTCTTGCAATACGAGGGATCATGGTAGGTAGCCCATGTTGAAGTCTCACTCGAACCCCAAGAGGTTGAGTAGTGGTAAGTTTGCGTCCACTCAGAAATGAGTTGACGACGAATAACATCACTTTTAACCGATTGATAAGGTCAGTTTGAGACCGATACAGAGACTTGTACCCAAGCTTCGCTAAAAAGCGTTGTTTACGGTCGAGTTTCGGCGAGCCATTTTTCAGGATCTTGATCATCGAAAGTCCGAACGTGTTACGTTCTGTCATTGCGACAGTGGAAAGTTGTGTACCTTTGGTCCACCAGAATACAGTATTGTACCATGTGTGAAACCAACTACGGGCATTTCTGACCGTAAGCAAGACCATCGAAGTTTTCACCAACTGGGACTTCCCCTTAGCTCTTGTACGTTCCTTTTTAAGGAAACGTTGGAGTGGGGAGGAAAACAGACTCTGTAAGCTCCTTCGCTTTGTTCCCGATAAGGGTCCAGAAACGAAGGGCACATTATTATTGTGTATTGCAGAGGGGGAATTTTGAGATGGTTTTGGGTCAGAACTAGAGGCTGGAGCTTCTGGAGAGTCGCCAGGAACGGCGAGAACTTTCAACGTCCTGTTGGAAGTGATTGCTACCCTGATCATAACAATGTAATCTTGCTCCGAAAGGTACAAGATGACACCGGGATTAACAGGATCTACAACAGCATAGCTGCCTGCTTCTATTCGTTCCCAATCTACTTTCGGAAAAAGTCGATGGTTACGTAAAGCTAATAATGTGCTAGAGCCGTGAAATGTTCGCAAGAATGTTCTCATGGTAATAGTAGTGTTATTGGTGATCCGTAATACTCCCGACAGTTTGTTACGCCATCGAGAGTACACGGTCTTCGACCCCTCTTTAGGACGGAAGTCCCTGGAGCAGGTCGGGGGTAGCTTCCCTGCTTATTTCAGATTGTAACGTCATCCTTAAGCTGATCAAGGCTGGCCATCCAGTAATTGAGATTAAAGAGGATATAAGATCCTACACCGTCCGAGGGCTCGGGGTATCTACCCCAGCGGTCCAAAGGCAAGCAATGTAGTCTTTCTCTACCCTTCTCAACCAATGGATCTGGCAGCTTTCCGAACCTTGCACTTAGGTGTAATTTTAATCTATCCCAGGAGTTTAACTCCAACTCTCACGAGTTTGTCTTGGGTCGCACTCTGTGCGATCTCAGGTTACAAGCCTATGATTACTGGGGGACCAACACTAGGCTACCTTGCCCACACCAAACGGTGGGTGGTCGTTGTTGGGGAGCGGGAGACTATTGACTGCAACGTTGAGTGTCATCCCCTGAGGAGTGATCCTCAGGGAATCCGGTGTAAAACCGCCGGTCCTAGATATCAGTACTAGGATAACCAAACACTGTTTGGAGCTTGCAGGATTGCCCTCGAAAGAGGCCCGGGTTCGATTCCCGGG